TTTTGATTACCTTGTTGCTATGGATAATGAGGAAGCACACATTGACCCACTATCTGTTAGAGATTGGATAGATAGAGATGGCGACCATAGTGGTGAGTGGACTGGCTTTCCTTTCCTTGCTACATTATCAGAGAATTGTGCTGGTATAGAGAACATAGAAATCTATGCCAAACACATTCGTACTAGAAGAATCTCAAATGAGATAGAAGATTTAAAAGAAAACATTTCATACAGTAACTATCAGAAGTCAGCAGATGAAATAACAAAACTACAGTCTGACTTGGCTGATGCCCATGAAGATGGTATGCAAAATATAGTTTCTAAAACAATAGATTATATTGATGACCTCAAAGAGAATGGTGCTGGACTATCAACTGGCTTTAAAGATATTGATAAACTACTTAATGGTCTAAGGAATGGAACTCTAACTGTGATTGCTGGACGACCAAGCATGGGTAAGTCTACATTGGCTATGAATTTTGCTAACAATATATCAAAGAACAAGAGTGTATTATTCTATTCATTGGAGATGACACAAGTACAACTGATGATGAAGATAGTATCAAGTGAAACTGATATTCCTTTATGGAAAGTAGAAAGGAATCAACTAACAGAAGATGAAAACGATAGATGGTACAAAGCATTAGCCGAGGCTGGTGATAAGAACATGACTATAATAGATAAGGGTGGTATATCTGCTGAAGATATTGTAGTAAAATCAAGACAGTTACATGGAGAGAAGGGTCTTGGTGTTATTATTGTGGACTACTTACAGATAATGTCCTATGATAAATCAAAGGAAGTAAGTGAATTAGGAAACATAACTAGAGCATTGAAATATCTCTCTAAGGAACTAGACATACCTGTAATTCTACTTTCTCAATTAAGCCGTGGGGTAGAGTATCGTGGAAACAAACGTCCTCTTATGAGTGATTTACGCTCTTCAGGAGAGATTGAACAGGATGCTGATGTAATTATCATGTGTTATAGAGATGAATACTATACTAAAGAAGCATCTACAGAGAAAGGAATGGCTGAAATTATTATAGCCAAGAACAGAATGGGTCAGAGTGGCTCTGTTGAATGTAAATTTGAGGGAGATTATTCAAAATTTTCCGACACCGAGTTAGATATATACTGATGCAAAGAACATCCATAGCATATGAATCTACCAAGATTTTAATTTCAAAAGGGAAAAGAAGGAATCAAACAGTTAGATTTAAATTAAATCAAATGTCAGAAGAAGAGCGTATTGCCTATAAGAAAAGAAAAGAGGTTAGAGAAGAGGAAAGAAGGGAGCATTATAAACAATGGGTAAAGGATTGTAAGATAAAAATGTTTGAATTAAAAATCCTCTATGCTGATGATATTAAAGATAAAGGTTTAAGAGAAAAAGTAAAATTATCTATTGACCTATTTGATGACTGTTTTGTTAGATGGTCAGACAGACATAGGAAACACTCAATTGGTCTTTTATCTATGGTAAAATCCAACATACAAAAAGAAGAGGATGCCTTAAATAAAATGGAGAGGATTCTTGGAAAGTAAGTACATTAGAAGTAGTAAAGATAAACCATGCCAAGTTATGTTGGAGGGCTGTATGCCCGAAAACAACAGCGTAGAGTTTATGCACTTAAACAGTAATGGTATGAAGCCTTTGGATATTCAAGGTATGTATGCCTGTTTAAATTGCAGAGATATTGTTAACGGCTCGAGGCAAGTTGAACCACCTTATGAAAAGGAATGGTTAGAGTTACAACAACTTCGTGGCGTCATAAGAACACAAAGAATTATGCACAGAAACGGACTGTTAAGTTGTTTGAAGTTATAGTGTATGATATGTAGAATGTTTATATCAAAATAGGAGAGTAGAATGTTAGATAGAATAATGGGCATCGCAGATGCTAGTATAAATGTAGGTATTAAACTGATTAGTTTGGCAATCGTGTTACAGATTGTCTTTGGTCATAGCGTACCTTTTTTGGGTGGTAATGTCATTGGTACAATCATTGGAATCATTAATGAGTTAGGTTCTGCTGGTTTGGTAGGCATAATCGCAGCAGTTGTTATATGGCGACTGTTAGATGATGACATAAGAAAGGAGTTATCAGAATGAATTATCAAGAGTTAATTGATAAAGTATTAAAGAACAAGAGTCTTACAGTATTCTTAGGAATTGTTGTAGTGGCTATGTTATTTGGATGGATAGGTGGCTGATAAAACAACTGACTCAATTTCCCCCGACTATTATAGAGTTGGGAAAAGAATCGAAGTTATTGATTTTATCATCGACCAACAGATGGATTACTTGACGGCATCTGCTTGTAAGTATTTATGCAGATGGCAACATAAACATCGTGGTAATAAAGTTGGGCAAATCGAAGATTTGCGTAAGGCTCGTTTCTTTATCGAGAAACAGATAGAGGAACAAATGAAAGACAGGCATGAAGTTACATGAGTCATAAAAGACCACATCCAATAAGAAATAAATTACATCACGCAGTCCGTCAAGGCGTGATGTTTTTTCCTAAACAATTTTTAAACAAGAAGAGAGAAGATAAGAAGTACCCAGTAAACCATGAGTATACAAGATGAAGAATGGTATGGAACTAGCGTACATAATTACAATGAGGAACAGTCATTAGATAAAATTTTAGAAATGTGCAAAGAGGCACTAGAGTTAGCAAGAGAGGAAGATGAACCAAGAGATATGCAAATAAGGTTCTTGTTAATTATGGTCGTTGAACATTTAGAGTCTTTTAGATATGAAAACCCAGATTATATCACATCAATTTAATATAAATCCAGTTCCCGCAGCAAGACCTAGGGTAAGTAGATGGTCTACATACTATCCTAAGAAGTACACCCAGTTCAAAAAAGATATGGAAGCACTTACAAGTGAGTTGAATCAGACTCCCTGTGAAAATCTAGTCGTTGTTTCCTTGAGATTTAAAATTAAGATACCTAAGTCTTGGTCAAAAAAGAAAAGACTAGAAAGAGAGAACACCTATTGTAATAATAATTCTGACATTGATAATTATGTCAAGGCAATGTTAGACTCATTGAATGGTGTTTATTTTATAGATGATAGACAAGTAGTTGAGATTTTTGCCAGTAAAAAATATAGCAAAGAACCACGAATCTTGTTTACAATGATGGAGATTAGTAATGACAAGAGGGGAGATGTGTGAACAGTTAGCACAAGATTATGCCAAGAGAGCATCCATATTAAGATTATCGTTTGAAGATGCTTTTAATAAATATATAAAAAGATTAAGTAAACGAACGGATGATGATATTCTGCAACAGTTCACACTAGCAAACCTAAATAACTTACCAAGTAAAAAATCAAACAGAACAGAAGAGTATATAATAACTATTAATGATGACGATTGTGAGGATGGCGTATGCAAACTATAGCATTAATAATAGTATTACAAGTTATAGTAACTCTACTAACAGGATGTAGTGAATTTGAAACAAAGATGGAAGAGATGAATCAAATAACTCGCTATGACTAAGGAATGTGTACATACTCAGTTGTTCAAGGCACAGGAAGTCAAGATTGACTTCACTCAAGATTCTGAATACAAAAAAATGTTTATGCAACATACTACTGCAATAAAACAACAGTCAGAACTTATAAACCAATGGGTAGAGCAAGAAGAAAAAAGACCACCACCAACGCCACCTAAATCTCCATATAAATAGTTTGCATATACTAAACAAAAAGTGTATAATAAAGGTAATTTAACTACAACATAAGAATATGGAATTAGCAGTACACCAGATTAATGTCAAAGTAAACAAAACAGATTTAGATTTTATTGATGCAAAGGCTAGGAGATATGGAATATCTCGTTCTGCTTTGCTAAAGATTATGGCACTTAATGGAGAGTTGTCTGTTCAGAATTTAGACAAGCCATTGAGGATGCCCAAGACATGATTCAAGGGGGTACATTGAAACAATGAGTACATCATTGCATTACCATTCCCCCCGATTATTAGATAGGATGGTAGTGGACTTATTAACTGTTGTTGCTATGGGTATGTACAAGCAATAGGCAGGGTCGCAATACCCGAGGAGCGAGTTTTCTACCTTGTACTTGTGCTAAAAAACAAGGTATCTCAGAGGATTCAAAGGGGGTTACAGGCGTTATTATTATTTAGTAATGGTAAGGCTAGGGTTTTATATATCAACCTCTGTATTCCCCTCAAATTCGTTCTAACTCCATTACAGTCCATTTACCCACCATAGAGTTCTTTTAGTTTCTCTTCCCAATCGAGAGCCTTTTTTAATCTACGCCTCATGTGAGGCTTTCCTGCCTTTTCATAGACATTGGCAAAGGTTTTTGTTTTCTGACTAATTGGAACTATCTCTCTAGCCTTGGGTGAGAGAGCCATAGGTGTGGGTATGGGTTCATCTAATGACCTCTGTAGTATACCCCTATCTCTCCATCCCAACTCTCTACCATATCCCTTTTTAGCGTAAATATTGTCATGGACAAATCTGGCTTGACTGTACTTGCTGTCTGGAATCTTATTACCTTTTATCCAATCGAAGTAATCATCTTTATGACTACCTGTGAATTGGAATAGACCATATCCACCACCCCCACCTTTCTGTTTTTGAGTGTGGCTAAATGAATCTCCAGTTTCAACGGCAATATTTCCCATAAGTGATGATATATCATCATCACCAAACCCTGCTCTTTTTAAAGCCTCTATGGTTTCTCGCTCATCGTCAGTTAACATCCCCATAAATTAGAGGCTTATTCTTTTCTTAGGTGGTGATAAATCTACGAACTCCTCTTGCTCAACTTCTTCATACTCACCTGTAGATGGATTGTAAACTAGAGTTGCTACATCTTTTTCTTTAAGCCAACTAGGTTTCTTACCATATAAATTTACAGCCTCATCATATCCCTCTTGAGTTTTCCAGTAAGGGTCTTTTTCATTAACACTCCAGAAGTTTGAATCCTCTGCCATTTCCCAACCTGCTTTTTCACCTCTAAGATTCTTTATTTCAGTAGCCTTTCTTCTACCACCAGTATCTTTCTCTTTCTCTGGTGCTTGTACTCTTTGATTCTCTGGGTCTTTTACAATCGCATCTATAAGAGAACCATCTTCTACTTCTTCAACATCATCATCCTTAGACAAATCAATTCCAGGAATGTTCATAGGTTGTGCATCAGTAACATCACTAAGTTTTGGTTTTACCTCTTCCACTTTCTCTTCTATCTCAACACCAGAAAGATTCATAGCATTACCTCTTTCTCTTACTGGCATAGATTTAG